TGAAGATATGGATGGTAAATCAGGCTTCCCTATCAATGTAGTTTGTGATATCGTAAAAGAGATAGATACAAATTGGGTAAGATAATCAAACAATGGGGAGTTGAAATATACTCCCCTTAATTTAAAACAAAACCTCTATATCCCCGTAGGTAACCAAACGGAGAGAAATAAAAATGGCAAATACAATCAATCACACCGAATCATTAAAGGATTACCTTAAGGTTCAATTAGAAGAAACCTATGATAAAATATTATGGGCTCAACAAGAAAACCATCCATCTTCTAAAGAAAGAGTAGATACATTACTTTTTAGAAAAGCATGGATACAAACGGAATTAAACAACATTTATTACAGAAAAGGATTATCACTAAACAAATAAATTATGAACGGAGTTTACATAAATAAAGTTGAGAATGGTAAGATTACCATTACAACTTCAAATGGTTTATATACTAAACCAACAAATACAATTGAGTTAAAAGATATTACTGAATTGGAGTATTTAACTAAATCATTAAATGATTATATTAAATTTGTTAAAGATGGAAGATAGATTATTATCCGTTGAGAGGCGCTTAACGGCGCTTCTCAATTCTCTATCTAAAGAAATGAAGGATAGAGTAGAAGAAGAAAAGTTTATATTAAGAAAGGAAACTGGTACACAATACAAAGTACAATTCCTTATTGAAACTGATAAAGGTACTAAACCTATTACAATAGATAACATATGGGCATGGAGTGATAAGGATGCAATCTATGTAGGTAGTACAGTTTATGTTAAGCCTGAAATGGATAGGTTACAAAATAATGGGGTTATCCGTTTCTATAAGATTATAAATAAAAAAATATTATAAAGTTATCCACATTTTTGGTGTTTGGAAAAACTACTTAGTATTTATATGTAGGATAAACAAAAATAAAATAAAATGGTACAACAAAACACAACTAAGATTATAAGAAGTGTCAATACTTCTAAACACAATTTCACACCTATTTCAAATGAATTAATTCAAAATAATAAACTAACTTTAGAAGCTAGGGCTTTGGTTATGTTTATTATTTCTTTACCTGAAAGTTGGATTATATACAAATGTCAGGTTCAAAAAGCTCTTAATATGAATAAAACAAAATTCAATAGAGTTTGGAAAGAATGTGTTATTGCCGGATACATTAAAGTAATTAAAGAAAGAGCTGCATTGGGTAGATTTAACTATCATTACCTTATTACTGATAGATTAACCGAAGGTGGATTAACCGCAGGTGGATTTTCGGTAGGTGGAGAATCTGTATCTAAAGAAAAGAAAGAAGAAGAAAAGATAAATAAAGAAAAGAATATACAAGAAAAGATTAGCAGTATACCAGGTAACAGTGTTACTTCATTTGCTGATATTTTTAATTCAAATCTTTCTCAAGAAGATATATTAAATTATATAAGAAATTAATAGGTAGTTTCAGATATTATTCGTATCTTTACAAAACAATAAAACAATATGTTAGAAGTTAAAAAAACAAATGAGGGAGTTGTATTATCCCTATCCTTTCAGTTAGATAAAGAAGATGCTACTGAATTGATTAAAGATTTACAGGCTTATGTAGATAGACCTACATTCAAAGGAATTAAAGAATCATCAATTGATTGGAAAGCTTATGACGAAGCTAAAGTTCAAAATGAATCTAAGAATAAATTAGCAGAAGAATTAAGAAGATGCTTTGTTGACGTATTAGATACAGAGTATTTAGAAACTAAATTTGCTACAACATATAAGTTGGATGCATTAAATAGAGAGATTGAAATCACTCGTAAAAAACTAAAAGAATTAAAAAATAAATAATATGAACTTGAATGAAATCTTAAGTAAGAAATCAAATGAAGTGACCAAAGAAGAAATGGCATTTGTATTTGAGAATTTAGATTGGGCTAAATTAGCATCAAAGTATGCAGAGAACGTTGGTGATATTGATTTTGAAATCCCAGCAGAAGAATTAAAAAACTACATTAGAGTAGAAGAAGATAAAAAAGATTAGGGACAATATGTTACGTTTGAATACTTATAATAAGCTGGAGGTCTTTTTCTTATCTAAATTGCCATTTTTATATTTTATCCTCCTTCAGCTTACCCTATATTTTGAGAGGCTGGTGTCATTTCCAGTCTCTCTTTTTTATGCTTGCTTTTCTAAACTACTAATATTTATACATACAAAATAATATACAATGGCAAAGATTGAAATTAAAGATTTAAAAGGATTTCCTGATTACTACGCTGGTAATGATGGATTAATCTATACAACAAAGATATCTCCTAGATACAATCCTAAAGGAGATTTAAGAGTACTTAAACCACGCACACACCCATCAGGGTATTTATACTATGGATTATTCATAGGTAAAGGACCTAACAAACAAAGATTATGGAGACGTGGGCATCGTTTGATAGCTCAAACATTTTTAGGTAAGATTCCTAAAGGTTTAGAAGTTAATCACAAAGACGGTGACAAACATAATAATCATCCTGATAACTTAGAGTATATGACAAGACAACAAAACATTACTCACTATCATACAGTAACTAAACCAAATAGAAATGTGTATAATTAAATTAGGAAACATAGTAGATGGATTAATAAACGTAATCACATTGGGGCATGGTAAAGATTTAGCAGGATGGATAGCTAAAAGATTCTTTAACTTAGATGATTGTGGATGTGAAAGGAGAAGAATATATCTAAATGAGTTATGCGGATGTAAAGAAGGAATTAAATTATAATATATGTCAGAACAAACAGCACCTGTACCAGAAAGCAAATACGCACCGCTTAACTTACAAGAGTTTCAAGAGTTAAGAGAACACTTAGAAGGAGTTAAATCATTCTTACCTGAGCATCTAATGGGTACTCTATGGGAGAAATGTAATCGTATAAGAGGTGAAAGAATCAATCAACCTTGCAGTTGTAAATCATCAGCCGGTCTATGGGGATTATGTGTTTCGGACTTGAGACAATTTGTAAGAACTAAAGATGCAGAATAAGAGATTAGAAAATACAAAACGATTAGAAGTATTGTATAAAGAATCTCACAAATGGCTATTAGCAGCTACATTCAATATTGTAAAGGATAAAGATGTAGCAGAAGATTTAGTAGGAGAACTTTATGTTTACTTAGGAGAAAGAGTTAATCCTGCTTTATGGTGGGGACAATCATTTAATGTAATGTATTGTTACTCATTTCTTAAAAGTAGATTCCTAAACAAAGTAAAGAGAGATAAGAAGATTCAATACCAAGCCAATACGGAATCGGACACACCTGATAATGAATACGATATAGATTCAGATGAGAAGATAGATACAGCATACAATCAGGTAATAGAAGAACTAAAGAATATGGAAAGAACTAAACTATGGCCAGCATCTAAATTAGCACAACTATATTTCTTTGATGATAAGATGACATTAGAAAAGTTATCAGCAGAGATTAAGATATGTAAATCAACCTCCTTCACACAAATCAAAAGAGCTAAGAAGCATTTAAGGGAAACAATAGAAAATCCTTTTAAATGAAATCAGTAATACAAATTGGTAAGAGGAATGGATGGGATAATGCATACATAGATTTGGAAATAAAGAAACCATCATCAGGCGATAAAGCAAGTGGTATTAAGTACTCACAATTTAATGCAGAGTTATGTGAGGAGATTATAAAGCAATGGAGTAATGAAGGAGATATTATTGTAGACCCATTTGCAGGTTGGGGAACTAGAGCAGTAGTAACTGAAACATTAGGTAGAAGATATGAAGGTTATGAGATATCACCTAACACATACAATAGAATTACACAACACATAGAGGGATTAGGATTAACACCTAAGATTATATTAGGCGATGGAGTGGTAATGGAAGGGACACCAAATGATTACGGCAATATGATACTAACATGTCCACCATATCACAAATTAGAATACTATGAAATAACTCCTAAACAATTGACAGCCATACCAAAGTATAAGGATTTCATTATCAAAATAGATGAGTGTATCCAAAATTGTTGGAGAGTATTAAAAGAAGATGGATACGCATGTTGGGTGGTTGGTGATTTTAGAAGTGAACATAGATGGGGTGGATTTGTAAACTATCATGGAGATGTTATTAGTGGATTTAAGAAAGCTGGATTTAAACATTGGGATACAATCATATTACATAACCCATCACCATTAACACCAATCGTAGAGAGTAACTCTGCTAAATGGAAATACTCAGCTAAAGTGCATGAGTACCTGTTAGTATTTAAGAAGGTATTGTAAAATAGGTTACTACCTAATTTTAAGGTGGCATCCTGATACGTTCACTACAAAGGTGAGGTATTGTGTTAGATTATATAAATAACGATAAATAACGAAACTATGGCTAAGTTTGAAGCTGGTAACAAAATGAGTAAGGGAAGACCGAAAGGAGCAGTGAATCGTTCTACGGAGATGGTTAAGCTTTCAATAGCAAGAGCAGTGGATAATACCCTATCTACCTTATCAAAAGATTTGGAGGAGATTAAGAAGAAAGACCCACAAGCAGCATTAGAATTAGCATTTAAGCTATTAGAATATACAATACCTAAGTTGAGTAGAAGTGAAATTAAAGCAGAGGTGAATCAAAGGATAGAGCAGATTACTGTAAATGTAACTCAAAAGATAATAGATGAATCTGGAAATTAATACAACCATCACTTATACCAATCAGGATAACTCACCAACAAGAGTGACACATCATATTGGAGGAACTCGTAGTGGTAAGACATACGCATTACTTCAATGGTGTATCGTTAAAGCGCTTGAAAAGAAAGAGATAATAACAATAGTAAGAAAAACAATACCATCGCTTAAAAGGACTGTAATGAAGGATTTTAAGGATGTTATGCAATTGTTAGATATATGGAATGAAAATGATTTTAATATATCAGATAGAATATATACGTTCTATAATGATTCAATAATACAATTCATATCAACCGATGATGCTGAAAAGTTAAGAGGATTAAAGAGTACTATCTTATGGCTAGAGGAAGCAAATGAGATAGATGAAGAATCATACTTCCAGCTACAAATTCGTACAACAGGTCCAATCATATTAAGTTATAACCCTACTGTATCACCATACCATTGGATAAGAACTATGAGTGATTGTAGCAGATACTTCACTACTTTTAAGAACAATCCCTATTTAGATACCACAGTTAAAAAAGCAATTGAGGAGTTAAAGCATACTAATCAAAAAGCATGGAAGGTTTATGGTTTAGGAGAATGGGTAGGTAATGAGAAAGCTATATTTGAATTTGCTCAATGTGAATGGTTGCCGGATGATGCAGAGTTTGTAGCATTTGGTTTGGACTTTGGATATAGCTCAGACCCTACTGCATTGGCTAGCATTTGGAAATACA